AAAAATATCTCCTTCTACACATTATAACGATAATAATCAGTCGTTCTATTGATGTAATTATAGCAGACCACTATATTAAATAAATAAAATTACGTTAGATATGCGCTAAAATCCGCACATATTTCTAACTAGGCAAATTTTTTTAATTTTTTTGAATAAAATGATTGCAAAGAAATTCTAGACATGCTATATTATACAAGCACTTGGCGCGTTGGTGAAGTGGCTTAACACACCGCCCTTTCACGGCGGCATTCACGGGTTCGAATCCCGTACGCGTCACTTTTTATTTTAGGGGCATCGTACAATGGTAGTACATCGGTCTCCAAAACCGCTGATGGGAGTTCGATTCTCTCTGCCCCTGCCTACATACTCAAAATCGAACTCTGAAATACTAATCATAAACAACGTATGTTTAAGAAGAGTTTATATAAAATAAAACCGCTAAAATAGCGGTCTTTTTTTATTCAACTTTGAAATAATCTTTAGCAACTTCCATTATAAAATCTTCTGGATAGTCCTTCTTTAATTCTTCAATACGCTTTAGCATAGGCGTACGCAAAGGCTCTATTCTAGGTATGACTTCCTTTCCATACATTGTATTGAATACATAATCTCCGAAAGCGTAAGCGTCAATCTCTAAAGGTTGCAACTCATAGTTTTTAACAGTATTACCTTGATATGATTCTAGGTTCTTTCTCCACGAATCTACAAGTTCTTTAGGCTCGATATCATAAGCAAGTGGGCTATCACATACCATCTGCTGATATACGTGCCTACATTCGTGTAAACATCCATCAAAAAGAATAACATCATCTTCATATTCAGCATTCAAATATATATGGTAGTATTCGCCTTTTCTAATGGTTGTTGCTATACGACTAACAAAATCTTGTGGAATACGATAGTGAATAAATGGAGTGGGGATATCTAAGATATCGCATGCAACATTTATGTACAATCTTATTTGTGATTTTCGTTTATTATATTCATCAGTTTTGCTCATGCATTAAATATAAAATAAAATTCCCCCTACCGCAATATCAATCACGATAAGGGGAAGGAGGAATTTTAGGAAAATCAATTTATTTTAAATCTTCATCCTGTGCTTCTTTGTATTGCTTGTTCGATACGTGTAAGATAGCACCTAAGAATGCATCTACTGCCATGATTGTACCACTAACTTGTTGTGGATAAGGTAAACCCCATAAGCCAGCAAGTGCCAAGTACAATACAGATAATGCTGGCAGAACTGTAAGTGCAATTTCTTTAAGTACATCGTAGGTTTGGTTGTTTTTAATTAACATAATTTTTCTCCTATCTATTTTAGAAAACTGTCATTTTTTAAATGATTTTGATAAGTGTCTTTAATAAGTTTTGTAGCTTCGGTAATTACACCATTTTTAAGGTGATGTTCTTCCACATACTGCTCGTATTCATCGCACTTGCAAACGATAAATCTAAACTGTTCTTTACTATGTACAATTCCCCTTTGACATTCATTAGCGAAAACAAGAATAGTATTGCGGATATCATCTACTCTGTGTGCGTTATCTGTGGCAATATGGTCGTCTAGTTTTTTATCTAGTGCATCTATCTTTTGATTGACATTGTGATTGAGGCAACTACCTGCCCATTTAAGTAACTTATCCCAAGGGTTTATCTTAATCGGTACAATCTGAATAAATACAGAAACAACAAATGCGATTGTGATAAAAGCACTTACTAAATCTTTTATTTCAATCAATGCGAATAAGTCTTTCAATAACATGGTTCACCTATTGCTCTCTAATTGTTCCGTCAGGGTTAGCATATACGGTCAAATTAACAGAATCATTTTGTACTAGTATGCCATTTTCGTTGAATAAATAAGTGCTTGTTACACCTGCCCAACTAAGAGTTTGAAGCCCTTTTAGCATTACACCATTTGTATTGAAGTAGTACCAATGACTGTCTAAATACTGCCAACCAGTAACCATTTGACAAGAATTATTAAAATAGAATTTTTCTTTCTTTCCGTTGTATTCGATTTCTTGCCAGCCTGTTACAGCATATCCATTCTCATTGAAGTAATACCAATCCCAATAAACTCGCAACCATTCAGACTTTGGATAAGTTCCATCTGCATTTTGGAACCACCAACCTTTATTATCTTCATGCCAGCCAGTAGTTGATAGAGTAGGTGCAATGCCAAAGCAAGCTAATACACCACGAGCGATTGTGTCGATGTTAGCATTGAAAATAGCCAAATCTTCTTGAGATGTAATGAATCCACATTCCATAAGTCTATAACTAAATCCTCTAGCTCTCGCTCTATTCGGATTGGCTAAGTCTGTTCTAAATTGTAGTGGGTATGCTCTTCCTGGTAAAATATTAGAAATAAATGTTGCAAGAGCATTATCGTATTCATCTGTACCAATCCCATCAAGCACAATTACATGTCCACCACGGGCCGTTGGAGCTGCACCATCCATGTGTAATTCAAGAATTTCTGTATCTGGTGTCAGGTCCAGATAACTAATTCCGTTGTCTGCGTAGAAATCTCGATTGATGTCACCAAGAATTACGCTATCCCCACCTAGTTCTTTAATTCTAAGCCCCAACGCTCTTACACGTTCTGCTTCCGAATAACCATATGCACATGCACCTGGATCGCCTGCTCCATGACCGCAGATTATAAATAATTTCATGTTTTCTTCTCCTTTACATTAAAAGAAGGCTACTCCCATTCAATTAGGGAATAGCCTTTGCTATCTGTTCTTTATTGTTCTTTTTCACCTTAAATATACACCATTTAATCTAAAAAACAATTAAATGACTGTGTAATATTTTAGTTTCTGTAATAGTCCCAAGCATTTCCGAAGCCTGGTTCATTACCCTTGTTGTTATCAATCTTTGAGATAAATACAATTCCTCTCGCAATTGCTAAATCACCTTTATTGTAGGTTCTCTTTTCGTCCCATGGCTTGATTTCAACTTTTGGCTTATCCTGACTGTTTTCACTTGCTTTTAACAGTTTGTAATGCTTACTGTCTTTATCTGGAGTATTGTACTCGCTTGATGTGACTGCTTCGACAACCTCGTATGGATTGTCCTTGTACTTAAATCGTTCTCCCTTTTTATAAGGAAACTTCCTTGCTTGCCAATCCTCTAAAAACTTCGCCCACTTGATTACATCTTTGATTTCTGCGCTCTGTAACCCTAACGAAATGAAATGTGCGACCGCTTCTGTTTCTGCTCTTTGATTGACTAAATCAATTTCCGCTTGGGAAACTTCATCAAAAAATACTCTGATTGTATATTTATTATTTAGGCAATCAACGCTAAAACTATTAAGTCTTAAATTTCCTAGCTGTGATAAGGCTTGATCGTTATTAACTTTTGCACCCGATATATTATCTTGTTGCATATCATCAACAATCATTTTAATATCTTCCAATCGACATGATTTGCTAAATTGATTTTTACCTATTGTATCTACTGTATATTTATGTCCGTTATTTAATATTATTTGTGCCATTTTTTATTCTGCCTTTCTAACATATAAAACATCAACTATTGTTTCACCGGCTGGCAAAGTCCAACCCCACCAAGTGTTGCCTACATATACAGTAACATTCGACTTTGTTGTTTCTTTAATATCGCAAGTAACATGATCAGTAAACGCTCTTAATACACACACGATTTCATACCCTTTTGGAGTCGAAATATTAACATCAATTAACTTTGACTCTTGTGCATTTATTGCAGGGTGATTTGCACTAAATTGTTTAACAATAAAAGTATCATTTCCACCAATAGCCAAGCCACCTTTTGCGTATGTTCTGCCAAGTGTTGAAGTGTCGCCTTCATTATAAATTCCACATGGATTGCTACCATTCTTTCTTACCCATAACATGTGTACGCTTGTGGTAAGTTTTCCAAGAATCATAACCCACAAATTACCAGTTAGTACATACGACTTTTCTGTGGACTGTCCATAACTGTCTGTGACTTTTAATGTAAGGTTGTAGTTCTTATCATAAGAATATCCAACAATACGTTGCTTGACTGTGAACTCATTTCCGTTAAGCTGCCCTGTGCCTACTGTACTTCTACTTGTATCGTCTTTAACAGTTATTGATAACACATTATTCTCACCATTGTAGAACGTTCCCTTTGCGTTAGCATATCCATCATTTACAGTTGGATTGTCACGTTCGGCGTTGAACTCTGTTATCGTTGGATAGAAGTACGGAACATACGTTCCTTGCCATTTTTGCGTTGTTTTAAAGCCTCTACTATCTTCAATGATAAATTCTATATCCCCATTAACTAAGCCTTCTAAATCAACGCTATACGTGCCTTGTGATAAGGATAATGGAAACTGTTGCCCGTTATGTAAAGCATATACACTTTTAACAGTTGCATATCCCCTTACATTTGCTTGCATGGATAACTTCTTCTTGGATAAATAACGGAAAACCTTATTATCTGGAACGTTTGTATTACCGATTTCCTTTACAACCAAATTCTTAATCAAAGGTGCATATTTTTCTGGTGGCAAATCGATATAAAAACCAATCTTTGATGTGCCTATCATCTTTGCGGTTTGCGTTCCATCAGCGTACGTACCTATTCCTAGATACCCATATACAGATTTTGTATCAGTCGCATACTTAATCATTTCTTCAGTTGGTTTGAATACATACTCTGTATCAATATCATTAGTGTTTAGCCACTTAGGGCCACTATCCCCAACTGCCCAAACTAATGAGTGTCTATACTTATCGACTTTTTTATCCAATAACAAAGTAAGCGTATCAGTTCCATCAAGTTTAACGTGGTTTTTACCATCCTTCCATGATGGGGTGCTTGAGCGTGGAATATTAGGGAGTGTAATGACTTCCGCCAAATAAGCGTTTGCGGCCGAAAAGTAGAAGTCTAAAGTGGCACTAACACCAGCACTATAATCTCCGTTGTTATCGTGATAAGCCCAAAAGCCACCTTTTAACAATGTACCACTATCTCTTAGTGTTCCGCCACCAGTTATGGTTTCACAACCCGTGCCAGAAAAAGTCCATGATCCTGAATAGATATAACCACTATTCATTGTATAAGTGGTTTCTAAATCTACCCAATCTCGATTCAACTCGATACTGTGATACTGTGCATTTACTCTAGCCCATAATCTATAAGTGACATTTGCTTGTCCGACTTGTTGAGTTATTTCCTTTATGACTTGCCATGCGTTACTTAGCATTACCATTGTTTATATCTCCAATCCAGTTTATAACTGTCGCTTTGACCTTTGCAGTTTTGATAGTTCCGTTTACAAACTGTGTTATTTCAGCTTCAGTTTCCTTTGCTTCCACTCGATGTGCACCTGCACTTAAATATTCAAGCACTCGCAAATAAGCAAGCATACTGTCCACTTTGTCAAACTTTGCCAACAATTTGCCATCGGAGTTCTTTACATTTACACCATTAGTATCAACTGTTGTAACTGTATCTTCTTTATCACTACCAATATGCAAGCCGTTTTCATCCAACTTTTCTGATATTGTAGTAACTGTTTTATCAAACTCTGTTTTCTGAACTGTTCGACTAAAGCCTTCTACAGTCTGTTCTTGCAAGGATTTCAACTCTGTTTTAACTGTATCTACGCTTGTCTTATTCTCTGTAGTTTGACTAACGAGATGTGTGATACTTCCGTTCAACTGTTCAATGGTTGATTTATTGCTAATGGATATATCCGCAAGGCTATTCAGTAAATCATCTTTAGTAGGTGGTTCAGAATAACCTATACTATCATCGGTGAATGTAGTTTTTAATCGTGTCCATATCCAAGTATCAGCAGTTTTAGAAGGTTGTACGTTCTTCCATTCACCACCTGTTACTTCTGCCTTTGAAGTAGATAAATAATATTCTGTTTCGACTGATTTAATACCCTTACCAGTCTTTCCTGCAATCGATGGTGAATAAACGTTTGACGATGTACCATCGCTATATTTCCACGTTGATTTAGTCCATAGCGTATATCCTTCATTTACTAAAGGAATATCATTCAACCATTCACCTGTAGGAACTGTGGTAGCACTTGGCCCTGCTTGATACATTAGTTTAGGACTGCCAACAATACCACGCCCTGTATCACCTTTAATTCCTGTTAGTTCAAAAGGCTCATGCTTAATCTCTGTGTCGTTGTTTACAACATCTGCAAGCATGTACCACATGTGTTGCCCCACAATCGTAGAAGGCTTTACAGTAGTCCATTTATTATCGGTCTTAGAAGGCTTGTCAGCAGCTTGTCTTTGTAAGTAATACTGCTTAGTTCCTTTGATACTCCCTTTTGATTCTTCCGTTAGGTCCGAGATAGTTTCTGATAATGTCTTATTACCTAACTTAATAAGATTGACATTGATTTCTCCATCTTCATTCAGCATGAAGTCATCGTGCGTTCTAAAGCCATCTGAACTATGATACAAGCCACCTCGAATGAATCTCCACCCCTTAGTAGTTGGTGTAATTGTAGGTGTGTTTGATATCTGAAAACCTGCAATCTTATCACTTGTAAATGGAACGATTTTGCCATCACTATCGATAAAGTTGTAGTAGCCATCTGTAGCACCGGCTATCTTACCAAACATTTCTTCAATCAACTTACGATTACTTCTATTAGCTTCACGGATAGCCTTTGTAATAGGGCTTTCTTTTGTTACTGCCAACTTATTGCTATTCGTGTAACTTTCAGTCTGCATGGATAAACCACCATTGATACTGATTTTCTGGTACATGATCCATGTTTCAAAGGTGTTCCCTTTGTTATCGGTAAATGATACTCTATCACCGATTTCTCTGCATGGATTGCCTACATCTGTAACAGTAAGTGGTACATATTCCATATTGCATATATAACTAGGAACTACACTGTTTTCTGTGAAGTATGGATTGGTATAACTGATTCCATTGCCCGTTCCTGCCACATAAGCATTTTTACCATCGCTTACCTTTACACTTCCAATCATTACCTTTTTTTCTGTTACAAGTTTACTGATTGTTCTTCCCTTTCGAGACATGTGTGCATTTTCAAACACGATATCTGGTTGTTTGCCAGAACTATCCACAACATCCATACCATATAGATATGCAACGATATTGCCTTCTCTGTCTGTGCGAAGGTTATATCCGTCATATCCTGCAATATCAGCCAAAAGCTGCTTATATGTTACGTGTTCTTCTATCTCTTTGATTGTCTGTAGAGTAAATACACCTTTATTCAAAACATTCATTCCTGTATATCTTTCAATGTCTGATATAACAGTCTGTACGTTTGTTGAATTAATGTTCTTTACTTCTTCATTCATTCTTGGATGAAGTGCATAAGCAGTAATTGTATAAGTGCTATCGTGGTTGTCCTTATACTCATTGACATAGTATTTGCCTAATGGAACTTTCATCGAATCATCACCATTCAAACTAGCAAATACTTCGATATATCCGTTTACGATATGATCGTTCTTTATCCAAGTCTGCATGGTTAGTTGGTTATTGCAAAACTGTCCTAACTTCAATGATTTATCAGATTGTCCGATTTCAATAATCTCAATACTAGATATGTTTCTTACTGGAAATTGCTCATTACCATTCAATAAAACAGAAAAGGTAAATGAACGACTTTCATAAACACTATTCTTGTAGTTGTCATTTACTCTTAGCATATTCATTTACCTTTCTATAAAGTTAAATTTGATACTCTTAACCAAGTCATTCTTGTTATTTTCCATCATTCCGTAGTAGTCGATACTTCTATCTCCAACATACATTTCAGCAATTCTCCATTCACCATAATATGGTGAATAAAACTTCACATAGAAGAATGGAGTTTTGATAAGAGAAATTGTTTTATCAAAGTCTGCTCTGAACATTGCATTGAATGTCATATTTATCTTTTCTTTGACTGCAACTCTATCTCTATTCATTCCACCATCAAGCCCTCTGCCTGTTTTTCCGCCTGCGTCTAGGTCGTAAACAGAATAGGTAAGGCTAGATGGATCAGGCAAGGAAGTCCAAGCCTGTCCATCTGTAGAAACACTTACTATTCCTGTAGCATGTCCTTGAAACCAAGGGGAACTATAAATTTCTGCCATGTTATCTTGTCCTTCCTTTCCTAATATGCAAATTCACTTTCGCCAGTCATTGCAACGTGTTCATTATTTCTTTGCACTACGTTGTCATATACAACCTTGCCATCAAGATTGATTGTGATATGTGAATCGCCACCACTTTGTACGCCACGCATAGCTTCTGATACACCTTGTTTAATACCTTCAATAATCTGCATGTTATTTACAACCGCATTCTTGTTTCCGATATTACCTACAAGTTCTGGTCCTGCTTCACGTGCAACGAACATCTGTCCCATGTCTGGGAAACCACCTTGTGCATACCAATCGATATTCACTTTAGGCAATCCTTGTTGTAACCAGGTTAGTGGGTTTGCACTACCACTAATGCTGAAATGTGGCAATGGAATATAAGGGAATGAAATACTAGGGAATGTGAGTCTTGTATAATTGAACTTACTTTCAATCGCATTCAGACTTGTATCTGCTTTGTTTCGCATTCCAGATAAGTTTGTGCTTGCAGTAGCATTCATGGAGACAAAGTTCTTGTCTGCATGTCCATAGGACTTAGACATATTTGTTTCAACTGCATTACGAATGCCTGACATACTTCTATCTGTAACAATTCCCATATCATTGAAATTGCGTGTAGCAGAACTTGACATCAAGCCAGTATTGTTTACAACGCTTGTATTTGTTCTACGGAATCTATCGGAAACAGTATTACTAATCTCATTAGAGTTAGTTGTAATTCCATCTCTCAATTCAGAGAAATTTCCTTTACCGATATCTGTAGCACTTCTTGTTGTACTTTCGATTGTGTCTTTACTCTTACCGAAGATGGAAGCAATCAAGTCTCCAATCCAGCCGAATGTGTCTTGAAACCACTGTTTGACTTCTCCCCATTTTTTCTTCATGCCTTTGAAGATGTCACCAAACAATTCTTCTCCAGCACCTTCCAATACACCACCTACAAAATCAATTGCAGATACTATTGCAGTAGCCAATAAGCGTAAGGCACTCTTGCCAAGTTCTATCCAATCTACTTCCTTTAACATTTCTCCGAACTCTGTTCCTAATTGGTTGCCGATTGCACTCCAGTCGTAACTATCAAGTACATCTGCAATTTCATTCAAGAAACCCGTAATAGAACTAACTAGATTTGCAACAATAGCACTCCAGTCTAGTGTAGTGACAAGTCCAAGTATCATTTGTGGAATCACTAAGAAACCTTGAGCAATGGTTCTACCGACTTGATCCCAATCGATTTGATACATTGCTTCATTCAAGAAATCGCCAACTTTGCTACCGATGGTGTCCCATCGAACAGTTTTCATAAAGTTGTAGGAAACAGTGAATACTGCGTCAATACCCTTACCTACAGTTCTTCCCATTCCCTTCCAGTCAATTGCGTTGATACCTTTATTGATACTTTCACCAATAAATATTCCAAGTCCTTTCCAGTCCTTGTTTGCAAACAACTCTTTAATGCGACTTGCAAAATCAGCAACTGGGCCATCGAACTCTGCTTGTTCAAACATTGATGATGGGTCGAGTGCTCCACCAGCACCGCCACCACGACCACCATTATGCTTGTTAGGGTCGTTCATAACGTGGAGTTCATCGAAACTTGCTAAGTATAGGTCCAGTTCCTTCTTTGCTTGTTTAGCTGCACCGCCACCTTTGCCAAGTTCATTATTAAACTTTGTTTGTTGCTTAATTGCCTTGGTCCATGTTGCATGTCCACCAAGGAATGCAAAGAACTGATTTATAACATTGATAAGTGCTACAAATTTATCGATTAAGAAATCAATTGCTGGAGCAAGTGATTCTAAGATAGGACTTGCCATAGCACCTAATGCATTACTTGCATATAGTCCGGATGTAGCAATGCTATCCATTGCTGGTGCTAAACTTCCGCCAATGGCAGTTGAGTATGCATATACGTTATTTACGCCTGTTACCATAGCCTGTGTAATCTCTTTGATAACTGTGCGAATGAAACGATACATCGCAACTCTAGCGAATTGATTTGCAAGGAAACCTAACTTACCACCTAGCCATAATGCACCTTCACCAAACTTACCGAATGAATTTCCAGCAAGTCCTTTGATAAGTCCACCGAACTTTGATAATGCGGTATTCCCTTTTAGCGAATCGAATAATCGCTTAAATTTATCTGTAAAACTCTTTCCATTGCTTAGTATTCCACTATAGATACTTTGAATCTTACTAGCACCATTCTTTAGTGATTGAGTGAACGATTCAAGCACATTTCCTGTATATGCATTCTTGCTTGTATCTAATTGTGGAGTACTAGCATTCTGTGTGTTGTTGAGTGCATTTCCTGTTGCACCTGTGCCCTGTTTTACGTTGCTTAGAGCACCTAAACCTCGTAAGCCTTGTGTAGCGTCAGATAACTTGGATAAGCGTTCTAAATCGAGTTCTTTTATGCTCTCTGCAATTCCATGCATGTTATCTTTGAACTTACTAACATCCATTGCTTGAATCGTTTTATTTAACTTGCTTACTCCATCACCTGTATTACGCAAGGCTTCACCGAGTTCTTTTAATGTGCTTGTGTCTTTACCTTCAATTTGTGATAGTTGGTCTGCTAAGTTTTTTAACTCACTACCAACATCCATACCTTTGACTGCTTCTAATGCAGTCTTTAGGTCTTTTAATGCACTCGATAATCTTTTGATGTCTTTTACACTTTTGCTTATATCGTCAGAGACTGTAAACTCTAGTCCTTCATATTCAGCCATATCGAATGTATCTCCGTTCTATTTATTTTCTTTAGCCTTCATACTGTTTTCGCCCAACTTCTGCATGTATTCTCGTAACTGCTTTGTGTACTTCTCTGCTTGCAGTCTTTCTTCTTCTGCAATAATCTCTTTGTTGATAGATAGATTGAGAAGGTCTGGTTTCTCTGGATATTGGAACTCTCCATTGGAGAAACATGCAGCTATAGCCTTTGCAACATAAGCACCTTGCAAATAAGCCATTTCATTCATGTGTTGCAAATCGTATTCATGCTTTTTTCTATAAAATATGGGAAGGTCGTTATCACCTTCCCAATATTCTTTATATGTCATACCCATCGACATATAACGTGGGCACTCTCTTTCAAATAGTTCGGAATAGGTAAACTGTTTTGTAGAGCTTCCCTTTTCTTTGAAGTGGACTATTCCATAGTCCAAGTCAATTTTTTTGGATCGTTCTCACTTGGTTCTTCTAAAAGAGCCTCACTTGGAGCACGATACAATTCCATTAACGCTTGCAATAACTCTTTCTTTTGCGTCATGTTATTCCAGATAGTATTTACAAGTGATTCCTTAATACTGACATGTCGTGCTAGGAATGCACCTCTAAACAACATTTCGATTGTTGTATTAGGCTTTGTATCAATATCGTTGATATTGAATCCTGCGTTTTCCATCTGTCTAACTGATTGCTTGTTAAATGTAAGCGTGAATGTTTGGTCCTCGTATGTTACCTTAATGTCCTTTGCCATTTTCTTCTTCTCCTATTTGATTTATTGAGTTATTTTGTGGTGCTTAATTAGTCTGTTTTCTTTGTTGCAGAAAACTCTGGTTTGTCATCCACTGTAATGGAAATAGCCAATTTATGACCTTCATTAGAGCCTGCACCTTTGAGATAAACTGTTAGTTCACCAGTCCAATAAATGCAGCCTAAATCACCTGTTGGTGTATCACCATCTGTACCACCGATGAATAATGCGAACTTTTGGTGCTTTGTCTTTGTTGCGGTTTCGATACCCTGTAACTTTGTATAAAGTTCTGGTGTGTAGTAGCCTTCAAAAGAGAAGGACTTAACATCCTGTAAGCCATCGATATAAGCCTTGATTCCATGTGATAGAGTTGTTACTTCTACCTTTTCTGGATCACTTCCCATATCTGGATAACTAATGATGTCGATAAGTTTCTTCAAATCTTGATATTTGCCTGTTGCAGAGTTCATCAAGAATGTGTACTTAGTTAAGAATGCTTTGAAATCTTGAAGTGCCATTAGTGTTCTCCTTTTCTTATCGTGTAAATAAATATTGTCCTGCAACTCTACCTGTGTATTTTTGTACATATCTATGGATAGAGTTGTTATTCATTGAATCCATTTTTATTGTGGTAATGCATGTCATGTTCTTCGATATCATCAACTTTGATATGCTCTGTAGAAGTAATATGCATTCTTCTACTGGATCATGCTTGTCGTTTGAATAAACGTTGATATCGAAGGTAACATCGCATACAGTTTCTTTCCCACTAGAATCGATGAATTGTCTTGCTTGGAATGTATCGGACTGAACTACTGTTACAACTGGAAACGTAGACTTGGCGTTGATATTGTCGTTACTAACAATGATTTTTTTGTTAGGAAAGTCTTTCTCCAACTGTTTTGTAATTTCCGATATGATGTATCGTTCTATAAAAACCATTACTTCAACTCCTTTATCAACTTATTAAATGTTTCTTCTGCTACTTTTCGTGCACTATACATGAATGGTGTAGCTGCGTTTCCGTATGTATGTGCTAGCCCTTCCTTCTTAGTAGATATTTCTGTATCGGAAGGTGGATTTTGTCCGACAACTCCTTTGTAAAACCATCCGTTAGGTTTCAATCCTTGTTTCTTTCCATACTGTCCATGCGGTACGATATTACCGCTTGTAACAAGTCCGTATGCTTCACTCGGAGCACTTGGATATATACCTGTACCAAACTCGATGAATAGCGTTGTAGAACCCATAGCACGTAGCGTGAAGGTTATCTTGCCATCTTCTACGTGTACTGGTGTAGCGTTTATTACTACATCTTTAAAGCCTGCATAACTAGCACTCTGATAGAGTCTATTTGCTTCAAAGATTGCTTCTTGCCGAACTTTCTCCATAATCTTTATCATGCGTTTCTTCATGTTTTGTTTATAGTTGTCGGCAACTTCTATCGCCTTCTCTACATCTGCTAGATTAAATAAATCAATCTTCATCGCTTGTACGTTTTCCAATCGCTATTGCCAAGAAGTTTTTTGACCTGGCAATGCGTTTGACAATGTAGTTGTAATTGTCATGTTTTGCATTAGGCTCAATACCAATCCATAAAACAGAATTTTCATCGATATCTGTATCAACTGGTAGTGGGGAAATTACATTACTGTATTCCAATAAGTTTCCAAACATGTAGAATTGAGAACTACCGATATTAGGACTGATATTCCCCCTATGCTTATCGGGAAAAGCATACTTAGGAATGTATCGCCCTGTAGGTTGCTCCCATTCATCAACTTGTTTCTCTAGTCCTAAATACTTAGCACTATAGAATGTGTACATGTTTTTCTTTAGTCCTCGCATGATATCACCATGCTTCCGACATCGGAATAATCTCCGACATTAAACTTTCTGGTAAATCTCCATTTTCCCACTTGATACTTACACCATTTTCTGTGTGTGATATCTCGCCTTCAGCACCTTGTTTGTTGTACATATATACCGCAAGCCTTACGCATAGACTGTCATAAATGCTTGGTAATTCTTTATCGCTTATGTCCTTTGCGTATGGATATCTGCGTAACAATATTGCGTTCTTAGATAATTGAAAGAAGGTGTTTACGACATCTTCGGAAATCGTCATGTCCGATGAACTTTCAATGTTGGTTTTAATCATTGCTTTAAGTGTTTCCTCTGTCATCATTAGCACCTTCTTTCTTTATCCTTTAATTAAGCAATAGTTAGTTTTGCAGCCTTTGTTGCGTCTGTTAAAGCAGCTACATAGTAAGCACGACCATAGAGTGTGTTCTTACGTGTATTTGCTTCTTCACCAGCACGCTTGCCTTCATCTACTAATTCAGCCTTATTCATAGCCTTGTAGAATACTGTTACTGCTTCATTTGTTGCTAGGTATGCTTCTCCATCTGGACATGCATTAGATACGAATACATTTGCACCTGCAACTGTACCTACGTAACCTACACGAGAGAATGATTCAACATACTTCAAGTTCTCGCCTAAAGCCTTACGTAATTTAGCGTAGTTCTTAGGGTTTACAAGAAGGAACATTCCATTTCCTGTTGATGGATTTTCAGTAAAGTCTGTTTTCATCTGTGCCTGTGTTTCAACGATTGCACTGAAGAAATCTGTTCCTGTTACTGCAGTTGTAATTGTTGCTTTACCAAATTCTCCAACGATGTCGGCATTTAACTTGTTGAATAAGTCTGTACCCACCTTCTTGGAAATTGTGAATGGGATATATGGGTCTTTCATTTCATCTTCGTCATGCCATACACCATTTGCCTGTACTAACTTGATCTTGTAAATTTCTTCTGTGAAGGACGCTTCGATAGACTTTGTGTTACCTGCTCCAACTGCCAATTCTTCTGCACCAGAAGCAGTTGCGTCTGCACCAACTTGTCCAAAGTAGCGGTGGATGTGCTTTTCCATACCTACAGTTCCAACTAAATCTGTATCAGCCTTGCAGAAGATAGAATGATTTAAGTGTGAAACTAACTGGTCTTTAATCTCATTGCCTAGCACAAAATTGTCATAAGGTTTGTTTGCCATTTTTCTTTTTGTCTCCTTTTAATTTTCTGAATAAATTGCGTCATACTCTTCTCTGTGGTTTGCGATGAAATCTGCCTTTTCTTTAGGCTCAAGTTTGCTGAACTTCTCTCTTGTCATTACATCGACATTTCCACTTCCTGCCCCTTGTGGTTTAGGATTGTCTTTAATTAAGTTTTTCTTGGTTGTAGCAACCAGTTCATCAGCAAATTTCTTCTGATTCTCTAGCACCTTTTGTGTGTTGCCATCTAATGTGGCAATTGCAGTTTCACTTGCCAATTCTTCGCTATAGCCAATTCCTAGATATTGAGACTTCAAATCTGCGATGTTCTTATCACGTTTCAAAGTGTTCAATTCATTCAACATGTTCGCTCTTTCTTCTTCTGCTTGTTGTTTTGCAAGTTCCCCTGCGTCTAATGTGCTTTGGTATTTTGTTTTCCAATCCTTGCACTCGGAAGTAAGTTTAGAAATGTTGTTTTTTAGATTTGCGTACTCACTGTCTGCATGGAATGTTAGTTCCGATAATGCGGAATCGATTTCTTCATGTGTCATTCCATCTTTATAGGCTTTACCTAGTAACTCTTTTAAAGAACTCATTTTGTTTTTTCTCCTGCGATTATAGTTTTCCCTAACTGTTTAAATTTGCGATTTAAGGTTTCTCTACCTGTATGTGCGAATTTTGTATTGCGACTTCCCTTCCGCATATCTAACAGTCTGTGGACTGTTAAGAACTTGTTGTATAACTCAACCAACATCTACAATTCACATTGTTTTCAGCGGTTTGGAAACCGCCTGGAAATTGTGCTTCATCCAAATCGAATGTTATGAATGGTTCATTAAGTTTTTTCTTTATGGAATCGATATATTCGTGGGTATCACGTACCTTTAAATCACCTTGCGTATTCCATATCTTCAACACTTCTTTTCCTGTAGCCTTCTGATAGTCTGTAGCAGTCTTATAAGCTGCAGATTCATATACCCTGTGTGCTTCACTATCAAGCAACTTAACAAGTGCTTGGATATCTTTATTTGCTACGTATTCGTAAACACGATCTTTGAATGTCTTACCAGCAATGTTCTTGTATATGCATGACTGCATATCCTCTGAACTGACATCGATATCTTTTGTAAGGCCCGTGCTATACAAGCCATCGATGTAGTAACTTCCAAGTAACATGTACAGTTCATACTCGATGTATTCTTGTTTCTTCTTTAGTTCCATTGTTTGGGAATCGATATATGCATTTACGATTCGTTCCGTGCTTGCATGTATCTCGTCAAAATCTAAATTTGTCAGCATAAATAAAAAGAAAAGGGATATCTCAATATGCATGAATGCATACATTGATACCCCTTTGGGTTTCTCCTTTCCACGTTTGGAAACGGTCTATTTATTTTTCATCTGGAACTAATCTTCGCAATACCTGTATGAGTACAACTTGGTTGCGTTCAACCTTGACTTCAATGATATTGCTTTTGTTTAGTTCCTTCTCAATTCTCTGTATCTGTCGTGGAGTTAGTTTGAATTGCATTTACTTCCTTCTCCTGTTCAGTATTTACTGCTTGTTTCATGTATTCTTGCGATTCAAGCCATGCTCCTTCGCTATCTACAAATAAGTTTGATGTAGCATAAGCCAATCGTGGTGCAATCTTCTCATTCTGCAACATCATTGTAAGTACTTGTACCTTAGACTGGATATTCTCGTAGTTCTTACGTGTGAACTTAACATCGATATCCTTATGGTCCAATTTTAAGTTGGATGTGTTATTGCAGATATATGCACATAATTTAATCAACTGTCTTTCGCTTGCCTTGAATAAGTTTTCTGTATCTTTTGCTCTAGCTTCAGCAAGATACCATCCATCTTGCATGATGGTTGCCATTCCTGTTTCTGCCGATTTACCACTATTCTTTGTTGGTGGCATACCAACGATTGCAAGAACGTTATCAATCAAATCATCAATAAGTGTTTGTGTATTGGTCTGATCTAGCTGCGATACAAGATATTTAATTTCACCCTGTAAACTTGGATTGATGTCCTTGAACTTGATTGCTCCAACTTCATTTAACATATCAACCTTATCTGTATCGATATCTACGTTATGGAATAACAATAGCGATTGTACAAACTGCTCTACACCATCAATTCTGTTGGATTGTACTACGTTGATTGCGTCCAGCAAGGACAATACAATCTCGAATGCTCCAATACGTGCGTTATTCAAAGGATATTCGATAATCGGAATCTGGTTTAATGCATTCCCCTTAGCTGCGATAATCTTTTCATTCTTAATCTTGAAATATTTATCCTTTGTATAGCATTCGTAAATCGTTGTATCTACCATACCAGAACTATCGGCTTCGGTATAAACCCTTACACCCATAAGTGCAGGCTCTCCAATCAATGAAGAACTATAAACCACAAAAGTGTTGCGTGGGTCAGCACTATACAAATCGAATGGAATATCATCACCTTCATCGCTTTGAAGTAGAATCTTTACACCCAATCCGTAGATGTGCATGTTATCGACTACATCTTTATCAACTGTTACTTTGTTTTTGATATCCATGTAATTATTTAACGTACTTATCTCGTCTGATTGTGCATTCGTTCTTGAAGAATACTGAATAGGTGAATATAGCAAATATCCAGTCTTGAATGAAACAATTTCATTTGCCTTATTTACAACAATCTTATTGTTGATAGAAGGTCTGATATTCTTTTTACGATTGAGAATCGGTTGTTTTCCCTTGTAATAGTTATACAAGTAGATTTCTTCCGTGACATTCTTATTATGAACATCAAGTGCCTTCTTTAAGTTTTCCAGAATATTTGACTCGTTGATTTCTGTTACATTCAACAAAATTTTCGTTCTTCCTGTATAAGCCATCTATCAGATTCCCTTCATTTCAACGTCAAGTTATCACTTTTATTAGCAAAAACAAGCATAGCGTTTGTATTTTTTAGTAAAAATATCAAAAAGGTCTCTCAAATATTTCAACTGTAGGAATTAGAATCTCTTGATACATATTAGAAGCCATTGCCAAACTATCTGGTGCGTCATCATGTTTATTTTTGCCATTGGCTTTGAAACTAAACACATTCTGCATAAACTGTTCATACTCTTTAGAACGTTTACCACTCTCCAAGAATACAAAATGGTTAAGAATATCCGACTTTTTCTCATAAATACGAATATTTTTTGCAACAAGCGTTGGTGCAGAAACCATTTCAACATTACATCTATAGTTCAATTTACTTAATTCTTCTTCGATACCTTCAACATAACTCTCAAGTGTCTTATTTGCTTCTACACGTAACGTTGTAATTCCATTATCACGTGCTTTTCTTGCTATCGTAGGCTGCGATATCGTCTTATCTTCATTGGTATAAATGACATCCACAACGTACACCTTATCCCCATAAGCCTTACATATAGGACCGGCAACAAAGTCTCCACCACCGAATGCAGGGTCAACTGTAGTGAAAGCCCAATCACATGGCAAATCTGGTAAAGTGCCATCAAAGAAGTTCATATCGTTCGGATTGAATACTGTTCCTTCTCTATCGATTGGTTGTTGTTGGTATTGTGCAAGCCATGATTCAATATCACCATTTTGCTCAAAGGAAGCACGTTTCTGTTGGTATGTTTCTGTAGAAAAACCAACTCCATAATCATATTCAAAGTTGCTTTCATCATTCTCATCGAGTGCAGGAATACTGATATCCGCCCATTTATGATTCTTAAACTTCTCATTCGTCTTTAGAAGTTCCATTCTTCTTCCGATAGGGTCTTTTGTGCTCCATCGAGTGCCAATCCACAAGATACGTGTGCTTTGCTTTGCACGGGATAGCATATTGTTATCAACCTTGCCCCATGCAGTCTCAAGTCTATCGGGGTTAAGGGCTTCTTCAATACCACTTAACAAGTCATCAGATATCAAAATACCACCTTCAACGTCGCACGCTCCATTCAATGTCCCATACAACGAACGACAAGTAAGTGTTGGATAATGTCTCTTTGAATCTACAGATAATGTTTGGTCTTTAGCGTTAGAAAGCCCGTTATTTGTGCTCGGTAACACTCTATCTGGAAATATTTTTTGCCAATTATATGTGTGTGGATCTTGTAAGATTTCCTGTACACCATCATAGAATTTGCCAGTCAATATCGCTGAATACGATACATACAAGTTTGGGAATTGTGGAAATTTTCCCATCAGCCATGTGATGAAGAAGATAATTAGCGTGGTCTTACCAGATCTCGGCGGCTGTGATAAAAACAATTCCTGTATATCCCCATCTGCCAGTTTCTGTAGCGTTTCTACGTGGCCTTTGAGTATCTTCTTACGGGGAATGTAAAACCGCTCTCTAGGCTTTCTATCGTATTCAAGTGCAATCATAAAACTATCAAACCAATCCTGTGCGTCAAAGACATACATCTTGAATATGAGTTCTCGCATTTTCTCTGCAAGTGCATAATCTTCTTGCTCGACTGCATATCGCATGACATTTCCAGATACTGCAATTAAATCCAATACGTTTTCGTGCAGCTCGTTTTTAGAAACGTATTCCGCCTTCATCTTCATTAGGTACGCAAGTCCATCTTCACATGGTTGGTACTCATTCCTATTCCCTATAACAGTCAATATGTTTCTGAATATCCCTTGCATTCTCTCTATGTTCTTCATGTGCTCTCCTTTGCAAAATAGAAAAAGGCATACATCTTTCCTAAGATGTACACCCTTTGGTGTATCTTTATTCCGTTGAATAAAGATTATATTTTGTTGTTTTAATATTCGTTGTTTCTTATTCTCTTTAGTCCCATGGAGCAAACATATTTCCAAAGAAACCACGTTCCTGTCGTCTTACTTTACGTCTCAATCTATATTTGTGACGATATTCTTCCATATATCTCTTATCTTCTGCTTTTCTCTTTAAAAAACGGAAAATGACATAAAAAATTAATCCTAACAGAATAAGACTAAATATAAATTGAATCAACGCTACAATAAAACCCAAAATCAACATGATTATCTCACCTAATAAGTTTAACATAATGTCATCCTTTCTACTTCTGCATAATACTTATGTGTGCTGATACCCAACTCTCTACATGCTTTTCGCATAGAGATTTTTTTATTATCCACTAAATCTTTGTAATGTAGGAAGTTATCATGGTCGATTGGTGTACGCTTGCGACCATAAATACCTTTACCGATTTTCTCCCTTCTTGCAGCTCTATCCCACAATAATTTTTGTTTATAATTTTCATTCATCTCGCCATCCATTATTTGATAGCCGAGACCAATGTACATTCTTTTCAGTTGATCCTCTACGTGGGTCGCCATTGGCTCTGTTAAACCCCACATTATCTTTCTTGAATAAACATTTTTATGATGAGAAAGAATCTGCTTAAATCCACGATTTCTACTACCTTTTGACTTCCATCTATATCCTTGACCACTACCTACATAAAATGGAATTTCTTGACCGCTTGGCAATTGATAAAACCAAACATATACATATTTGTTTCTTAATTCTTCTGGTGCATTTACTGCAACATCCCACCATGTTTGTACAACTAATGGATATTTCGTCATTCTTCTTCACCATCCTTCAAAATAGGCTCATGCACTCCCTTTATCCAATTCATATCACCATATTTGTAATACCCTTTATACAACTTCTCATTATTCAGAATGCTCTTTACACTAGCTGCAGTAAAATCTCCACCACTTCTGGAATTAAAATTATTCTCTCTTAGATGTTTAGCAATCGTAAGCATGTTCACTCCATTATCTCTTTCCTTAAATACAAATTCAACTAATGGCCGTTCATCTTCGTTTATTACTAAATTGCCATTAAACACTTTATATCCATAAGGTGCTCTACCACCACTATATCCACCATATCTAGCCTTCGCAATTCTGCCCTTAGAAGTTCTTAAAGCAATGTTTCTTCTTTCTTGTTCCGCCACAAACATCAAAAGTGAACGATAGATATTTGCAAAGTCATCGCCTTCCTTAAATGATTCCTTGGTAGATAACAATTTAATGTTTCTCTTTTCTAATGTGTATAAGTAATAGAAATACAACTTTGTATCACGAGCAACACGATCATTCTTAAATACAATGATTGCTTCTATTGGTGGGTTAGTAACATGCTCTCCATAGAGTATTTTATCGAACTCTGGGCGATTGTCTTTGATACCGCTACATTCATCAATCTTCCAATCGATAATACTGTAATTGTTTTCGTCTGCATACTTTAGTATCTCCGACTTCTGAACTTCGATACCGAATTTATCTTCTTCCGCTTGCCCGTCTGTTGATACTCGTATATATCCGATTGCACTTTTTAATGTTCTCATAATACTCTCCTTTGTTTTGTAAATAAACTATACATCATTTATATTTACTTGTAAATAGTAAATTAAATACCCCTTTTAAAAAATTTTGGGTGGATAGAGGGTTAGCCCGCCCGTCGCTTGCCTGGTGCTAGGGGGTGGGGCGTACCCTTCACCATCCATCGCAAAATGTTAGGCATTCAGAAAAACAAACGCACGCAGTCGCTAGGCGTTAGCACGATATTACAATTTATCAAGATAGATCCAAGCAATCAGAAACGCAAGAACAATCAAAATATTACCCACTTTCAAAATGTAAAAAATGTAATTATTTTCATAAATTACCCTATATTTTAATAAAATCATGAATAAGTTTTATATTTACTATTGCATAGTTTATATAAACGTTTATAATATAAGTAGATAAAGGATAAGGAATAAAAAAAGGAACACCAACCCTCGCAAAAAGGTAAGATATTCCAACTCCTTTATATCACATTAAAGCCAGTAAGGCAAAGGAGTAAATAAAATGAAATACAAGACAACTAAAAAAGCAGTACAAAACAACTACAGAAACATTATCAGACTTGGAGCGGTAGATCTATATTATTTATTAAAGTTTACTGAACCAGCTGCATACACTAGCGGTGTATATGGCTGGAACGCTGACGTATACGACTTTGACAACGTTGCAATTGTTACGGGCTATCGTCCTTTTGGTAACATCACGCCTGATTATGACATTGTAGAAAAATACAATCAACTAGGAAGAGAAATCTATGAAGAAGAACACGACCCAGCAAAGGACTGGAACGAAGAAAGAGAAGAAAAAGAGAACCGACTCAATCAGTTAATTCAAAAGTTTATCGAAGAATTAACACCAATAAACAGTAAGAAAGAAGGCTAAGAAAATGAAATATATAGAATTAAGTTATTGCGATATGCCTTACATGTTGAAAAATCAAAAATGTATCAAGCGTAACAATCGGATTTTATATCCTTTTGAAGAATACGCATTCATCAAAATTACAAAAGGAATCAATAAATTACATTGTTTATATCCATCGTATAAAACTCAAATTTTATACGAAGAAAAAGCAAAAGAGTTATTTAATTCAGATTTAAGCAATGAAGAAAAGAAACAAAAATCATTAGAAATAATAAACGAATTTATCGAAAAGGTTATAAAAGAAAACTAGAAAGAAGGAAGAAAAACATGACAAATAAAAAGACAATCGAAGGAATCAGAATGATAGCAAGAGATACGCAGAAGGTGAAAATATTTGATAAAGTTGCTTATGCCAGAATCGGTTCAAATGCAGTATTGGACTTGTTGAGCGAAGCTGAAAGATATCAAGAAAGATATATGCATGATTTCAGCATTTACGAAAACGCTTATATCGAGTACGCAAATATAGATATTGAAGAACTACGAACATGGTCAGAAAAAAAAGCAGAAGAAGAACATGATGACGAAGATAGAATTTTTTACAGAGAATTTGAAAAAACGATTAAAAATATCAATCTTCCGTACTGGAAAATTATGGAGTGCATACTCGATGAAATTGGATACTACCACGAAATATATTTATACGATGGCTCGGAGTGGTACGATGATTCAGAGATTGACATTATCGACTATGACAATGACGTAAAAGGAACATTCACGCTAAAGGAAGATGAAGAATAAGGCGGTTTAACCGCCTTTTATGAAAGGAAGATAATACTATGATTTTACAAATTAGCGATACTCAAAGCATAAATATAAACACTCATTTACTCATTGCAGGAAGTTCCGGAAGTGGTAAAAGCGTTACACTTCACGCCCTTATTTTGTCAGCGATGAAACAGGGCTATAAATTAGCCTTAGTAGATCCTAAAAGGGTTGAATTATCTTTTTACAAAAATATCAATAATCTTTTATTACCGATTGCTAAAAGTTCAGAAGAAGCAGAAACCACCATACAAAATATATACGATTTAATGGAATCACGTTATAAGAAAATGGATAAACTGGAACAAAGACAAAGTACAGAAACGCCTATACTGCTAGTCATTGATGAGTTTGCCGAACTGATAGAACAAAATAAGCGACTAATGCAGATAATTGAACGGATAGCCTCGCTAGGTCGTGCGTGTAACATCCATCTAATACTATCCACTCAATACCCTATAGTTAAGTATGTATCAAACGCAATCAAGTCAAATAGTGCTCGCTTGTGTTTCCGTTGCAAGTCAAAAATGCAATATCGCATTATTTTGGAACATTACCCAGAAAAAACGCCACCGCTTTACCATGGTATTTTTCAAGATGACGCAGGAAATGAAACACTAATAAAGGCTAGATATTACACCGATTCAGAAATAAAAAACCTATGTGAAGAAAATCAAAAACACGGCTTTATAACTAACCTACTAAATCGCTAGTAGGTTTTTTTATTACCCTTTACGCGGTTTGTTTTTAAGGCACTTTATACAGTGCCATTTTTAGCGTGTTTTAGACGTGTTTATACTTGGATGATAATTATATCATCCGTGATTAAATCGCTTTAAATAGGCACGTTATAAAGGGCTATAACACAACGATACACGCTATCCATATCTGCAGAATAAATTACGATAATACCAGGCTAAAAAGAAAAAAGGCAAAAGCCTTCTTTCTGCGACTTTCTGCCCTTTCTGCGATTTTTTTATTCTTCATTTTCTGAATCGATATCGATGATATCTGCGTATCTATCTTCCAGTTCTGCCTTAGACTTCTTGTCCAGTTCGTTTTCTGGTCTATTGTTGATAATTTCTCTCTTATCCACCATTCCATAGAAGTTCTTGGATCTAAAGATATACAGAATTGAGTTGATTCGATTACGCATAGCCAGTTCTGCGTCTTGTGCAGCTATGATTTGCTTAGCCTTTTGGAGCATTAAAGTTACAACTTCGCCCTTTGTATTATCAGCAATCCAGTTGTTAATTTGTTGGTTAGTTGCACCTAACTCAAGTGCCATTGATTCAATCGTTGCCAATTGTCCACGTTCTGCACATTTCGTAAAGAATTGATTTAATCTTTCTGCACATTCTTCTGGAGTTTCGATTGGTTTTTTGTCCAATAGTTCCAGATAATTACTCAGAACTGCTGAAACTGCTGCGTTTAGTTCTTTGTCTTTCTGTGCCAGTTTTAGTTGTTCTCCACCTTTTGTTTTCGATATTTCTTTCATACCTCTATCCTCTAGTTCTGCGTCAATCTTTTTCATAATGTAGTTTTTAGCAATTCTACCTCTGTGGGTATAACCATCCTTACCAAACTTGTTTTTTAATGGTGGAATATTTCCTTTCTGAAATGTCATTGATTATCATACTTAGAAATAAATTCTTGCACTTCTCCATTCTGGCAATAGGGAATTTTAGCAAAGGCAATGATGTCGTCATACTGGTTCAGTTGGGATGGATAGGATGTCCAACAGTTGATTTCTGGGATATAGAACGCAAGTAACTTTTTGGTAGGATTCTTTCTGCGGATAGCGACATAACACTGTTTCACGTTTGGAAGAACATAACGAGTAGAGAGAAACTTGTTGTCGGGTAAATCATTTACATCTTTTTGTATTCTTTGAAAATCAATTATCATTTTCTGTCCTTTCTATGCAAATCAATTCTAATACCCTTTTTAGAGTGTTCTAGGCACGTTCTCAATCAGAATGAGTATTTTATCATCCTACGCAAAGAAACGCCTGTATCGCTCTGTTTTGAACCTTAAATCAAATATTAGTACTTTACTAAAGGTTTAATTCTGTCAAATCATCAATTTCTGGCATTTTGTAGTAATTGCTTCTACCGAGGTAAAACCCAACTAAACGTAGAACATTTTTTGCGTGTTCTTCTGTTCTGTAAGTGCCCAGCACTACAGAACTATTGAATCTGTAAATACAGACATTGAAGATATGTTTGTCTTTCTGCTCGATATAAATATCTATGTTTGAGACATCCACCAATCTTGATTTGTCTTGAGTCAAAACTTTACACATACTTTTTATTTTCCTTTCTGCTAAATTTCAGAGATATCCACGAATATCCCTGTAGTCTTTGAATGGATCTTAATAGTCTGTTCATCCACGACTTGTTGGTCGCCTTTGTTAAACCATCCACGATTTGCCATAACGTCCTTGAGTTGCTTAATCAGATTATCTGTATCTGGCTTGGTTGTTTTTGGCATACCATCCTTCTGCTCTTTGTTGTCACCTTCTGGAAAGCACCAGATAGTTTTCAACTTCACTGCACCTTGCAATCCACGATGTACCTTTGTCTCAATTTTGTCATCCAGTGAATTTGTTCTACTGATTTGTTCTGCAGTAGGCACATCAAACTTTACTGGGATGAGTTTATCAAACTTAGACAAAGCGTCATCCAAAGTCTTTTTTGCTTTAGCTGCTCTTTCGTCCAAATATACCGCTCCAGTTTTCGTATTAAACTTTTTTTCTTGAGCAGTCGAAGTAGGCACATGTTTCATAGCCATGAAGAATGACTTATGAAACTTTGTACCACTCTCTTTTTTAATCATAAAACTTTTTTTCTATCCTTTCATCAAAAATTTTAATTTGTGAATTTTTTTAATTTTTACACAATTATGTTAGGGTTATCACTTCTGCCCTAGTACACGTGTATCTCCCCAACGTGTGTTCGGCTAAATTTATAAGCCGACACTTGTGGGGTAGTGTACACGACCGTGAGGTAGGGTGGTAACACCTATTATATATATACGTAGTATATATACTTTTTTTGCCTAGGGCTGAAATTTCAAAAATTTCATACCTTACATACCTAGGTAGGTAACTAGGTATGAATTATTATTTTCACACCTAGGTGTATAGGTATGAAATTGTTGTTTTTTCATACCTATACTTTTGCTTAATCTGTAACCATTACGACCATAGGTGAAGCGTCTCCGCCAAGTTGATTTGTTCTCTTTTCAAAGTCAAATACGTCCAAATTTTCTGCTTTTTTCATAAAGGTTTTCTTTGATTTTATCTTTAATTCCTTCATCATTTCTGCTACAGAAACATATTCAAGAGTACCTTTATCGACCTGTTCTGATAACTTTTCGTAAGCATTTGTGAACTCAATCATCTCTGCAGATTGACGTTTTTCTGCATTTTTTTGAGCCATTTTTGCCTTTTCCCCATCGACCGATTCCGGTTCATATTCACTCAAAATTCCGTCATTATCTACATAATGTATTGGATATCTGTTCCAAATATCGGTAGGCTCTAGTGGCTTAAATTCTCTTAAAGTGTACTCAATTCTAAGTGGTATTCCGTGGGCTTCTACTAGGCTTTCTGGTACATCCAATTCCGTTACTGTTAGGATAGCGTCTGGGTCACGTGCGAATACACCAGAACCGCTTGCTCTATCGATTGACTTCTTACCACCTTGGAATCCCTTAGAGAAGTGATGGCAATAAATAACACTGCAATTCAAAGCATTGGCGATAGCGTCGAACTGGTTGCAGAACGCAGCCATATCACCAGCCTTGTTTTCATCACCATTCATAACCTTGTAAATTGGGTCGATTATGACTGCAATGTAGCCTTGTTTTTCACATCGTCTAATCAGCTTCGGTGCAAGTCTTTCCATTGTGGTAGCGTGTCCACGTAAATTCCATATATCGATGTTGTTTGCATGGTTTCCTACGTTCATTCCAAACGCCTTATACACTTCACTAATACGATTGATACATGACGCTCTATCGACTTCTAAGTTGACATATAGGACTTTGCCTTGCTTGCAACGTTTACCCATCCAATTCATACCTTCTGCGATGGCATAGGCTAACTCAATCAGCATGAATGACTTACTGGTTTTACTAGCACCACTGATAAGCATTTTGTGACCCGTTCTAAGTACACCTTCTATCAGTTCATCTGCTAATTGTGGTGGGTTTTGTAATAGCGTTTCAAGGTTCTCAAATTCTGGTAGATTGTCTGATATATCTTCGATGTATTCTTCCCATTCTTCCCATGAACCTTTACCGATGTTTGTATCGATAATGAATTGATAATTGCCATTACGCTCGAAGCCTGGGAAACGGGATAATCTACTAGGGTTTTTATTTGCTTTATCTAAATCAAAGCCATTCTTTTTACAAATCCCATATAAATAATCAACACGTTTCTTGTATTGAATTTCGTTTAATGCGTCTACTCTTACGATAGCGTGGATTGACTTATTGCCACTGTACATCATGACTGCAATCGGAAGTTCTAACTTGCGTAACAATGCACTCTGTACACCGATATCCATGTTGTCGCTTTCAATCAGTGCATAACGATATTCTGATACGTTCTTGTCCTTTACGCCTGTACCATCTAAGGGATTGAATCTGATCCATGCACCTGCTTTAGGGTTGTAATCACCGAATGTAGCACCAATATCTTTTGTTTTGTGCAATTCTTCTAAAAGCTGCCCACATGTTCTACTGTAATTACCACTATCGTATGGAATCATCTTTCCGTTTTCTAACTCACGTGATTTTACACAATATCCCACATGGTCGTCATTGTTGAATAGTGTTGTTAAATACGTTTCAATTTCTTTGATTGGTTGCCAGGTGGACTTGTTAGGAAACTTGATATCGTCTCTTTCAAGCCATGACCTATCAACAACATAATCAACATCGTAAATTTCATCGTTCCAATTTAACGCATGGCCGCCATAATCGGATGTATTCTTATAGCCACGATCCATAGCCATTTTGAACAGTGTTTTTTCTGTTATTCCGGAATCTTGGAAACTAACCCATTTATTCCATGTTTCGCCTTGCACATATCTTGCACTATCCCTTCTGGACCAACTATCCCATATATCACATGTTGCTCCAGCGTCCTTTAGTGCCATACCAATTTGTAACCATTCAGAATAATCTAAATTTGCTGGGTCGATATATTGCAAGGCTTCTTTGATTTCTTCAATATCTGCCATTATTCTTTGTCCTTTAAGCCTTCTGTGAATTTATCCAATTTCGTTATCATCGATAACGCAAGCACTACTTTTTCCATTCTTGTTAGTCGTTCTTGTAACTGTCCTAGTGCAAGCATTTCAATGAATGCTAATACAAATAAACTAACTATTGCGATAATCATTGTTTAACTCCTTTCTTAATGTATCTTCATTGATTCTTAATTGAATGATTTGTTGTGTGATTAAATCAATCATGCTTTCTTTTGCTTTGCATGCATAAACGATTTTCTTATTGTCCTTGTTCTTCTTCATTACAAGTTGATTGAAAGAACGTTCTAACTTGATGATTCTTAATACATCGTCAAGATTCACATAATTCTTTGGCATTATTTCAATTTCCTTACCGATTGAATCTTCATATACGACAATCATTATTTATGACTTCTTTCCTTTTGTAATGGCTAGAATGATTTACTTGTTCTTTTGGTGGCACGCATAATTGAATATTAGACATATCACTGCAAATACTACCCATATTGCTATTACTGTTACTACTTTCCATACCATTATCGTTATCCCTTTCATTTTGCACAATTATCTACGTACTCACCCAAGGCACTTGCAAGTTGAGATTTATCATGTTCAATGCGAGCACGTACTTTTGCAAGAATATCCTTCTTTTCATCATCTTCGAGTGTAATGTAAGTTATTTTTCCATTGAGTTTTAATTTGTTGGTATCATTTTCCAATCTATCTAAATCTTCAATGGTAATATTCAGCACTTCGATTTGATGGAGTATATTTTTGATTTCTTCGATATTTGTATTATTTAATTGGTCCATTGTTACTCTCCTACAATTTTTCTGCTTTTTTCTCAAAGGCAAAATTAAGCTGCTTTTTAATGTTCTTTAAGACTTCAAGTTTAGAAGTGTAAATTTCTCTTTGAAGTTCTTTCCTCTTTGTTTCCAAAACAGTTATTTCTGTATCAATTAAGGTTCTAAGTTCTTCGATAGAGAAAAGAGGTGTATTTAATGCTTCAAATATCGTCATACGTTATTACCCGTTCCCCAATCTAACGCTTGTCCGCAACACGGGCAGAAGCTAAGAAAATATGGTCTACGTACTGCTTCTTTGGTTCGTTCAAATCCAAACGCATAATCACAATTAGGGCAGAACCCATTATTGATTGTAATTTTAGGTTTCTTAGGTGTAGCCTTTTCCACCAACTCTTTTAATAAATTCCAATCTTTTGATGGTGCCCATCTATTTACGCAGTTATTCAATGCTTGTTGGTATTTATTCATAACCCCAGTTCCTCTAAGGTGTAACGTTTGCCCCTTTTCATGTTTTTATACATTGTTCCTTTTTCAAAGTCTGGAAGTGTGCAATTGTCATAACTATCTTTCATAAAAATATGTATGAATTCTTTTTCAACGGAACACCGCCAAAGTTTTATGATACATTCAACATCTTCCCTAAACGGCTTGATAACTGCCGATAAATACGCCTTTTCAACATCATCAAGAATTGGTGGTTTATATTCTTGTTCCAACCAATTAAAGAAGTCTGTTAGTTTTCTGTTATCGTTATCTGCTAAATAAGTGCGTTCATAAATGATTTTGTCTTTATAAAATACTTTAATTTTATATCCACTCAATGTATCTATTGACTTAATTTCAAGTTTACTAAGGTTGTATTTTTCTTTATTTTTCATATTCTTTACCACTTCTCAACTTTCTGGTGTAATGCATGCTTTGACAATTACACCTTGATTGCATGATCTATCTAGTGTTTGTGCACATCCTTTTCCTACTCGTCCTCGTCTTAATTTTGAATCGGGATATGCAAAATTGATTCCATCTCCTATTCGTGCAACTTCATATCCGCACTTCGTTGCAGATTTAACTAATACATGTGGTTGAAGTCCACCGCCTTGTGCAGTATTCAAGCATGGTGATAAACCATCTGTGCCATAAACTCTGTATTGGTTAGGATTGAATCTTTTATCAGAATTAAGACTTGCTACTTGGTTTATGCTCGTCTGTTCACATTCATTACCTTCAATGATGTACGTTCCGTTTGACAATGCGTTTCCATATCTTGCGGTGATAGTGGTTGAATTGATTTGCTCTCCCAACTGATTAACTTGTCTACTATCGTTTGTGATAGGTAATATTTGCTTTCTACCACATTTTCTAAGATGTCCGATAGTGTACACTCTTTCCCTATTCTGCGGGACTCCAAAATCTTTTGAGTTGAGAGTCTGCCATTCAACGTCATACCCCAATCCATCCATTGCAAGCAGTATGGATAAGAAATCCCATCCGTCGTTTGTGTTAAGCATTCCTTTAACGTTTTCATAGACCAGCCATTCGGGTTTATCTTCTGCTTTTTCTTCGATAAGCCTAAAGACTTCACCGACAAGGCTGGATCTATCCCCCCCCAGTCCTTTTCTAAGTCCTGCGAGTGAGAAGTCTTGGCATGGTGCTCCGAAGAACCAAACATCACATCTTGGAATGTCAGTTGCTCGTACATCTCGGATGTCACATCCTTCTGGTATGTTTCCATGTATGATTTCATATTCCTTTCTTTTGTGTTTATCAAACTCGCAAGTGTACACGCATTTGAAACCTGCTTGTTCCATCCCCATACGTGCCATTCCTACACCTGCGAATAGGTCAATAAATGTTAAATCTGTCATTTATTAAGCACCTTATTGTCATCCGTATAGTGGTCTAATTTGTATTGCAGCTTTCGTTCCAAATTATCGTTCTTTGCATGCAATCCAAAGTTCTCACGTTCCAGATATTCAACTACTTCCGACGCTCTAACTGGAGATAACTTATAGAACCTATTTTCGAGCGTTTTAAGGCACTCTAAATGTGAATGTGGAACATTCTTCATGTAATCTTGAATCAGCTTCAAAACGTCTGTTTTGCGTATATATTCGTGTGTATTCATTGCATTTTTCTTTCATTGATTTCTCTTTCAAATAATTGATAGAGTTTACCCCTTTCAAAACAAAGACGCATGATTGCATGCAAATAAGGTTCTTGCACTTTATCAAATTTTGTCATAGTGCCTATAATTGCGTCGTCAATCATGCGTAGTCTTTTGAATTGAGAATTTATTTCACGTCTTATCCTTTCTTCTCGTCTCATAATGATTTCTCTTTTATTGAATCTGGAATATATTGTGATGGAACGATACCCTGTGGAACTCTCCAGCCACTATATGACAATCTGCTGATTATCTTGTTGGCTTCATCCATAGTCCACATACCTACATGTTTGAAACCATATCTTTCTAACAATCTGATTTGCTTTGGAGAACTCAGCCCTGCACTTCTTCTATTTGCAATCTTGTTTAGAAGTAAGTTTGCTTTACCTTGAGTTTCAATCGTGTCGAATGATATTCCATATTCGCTTAAAGTCTTTATTTGCTTTTCTGTAGGTGGCATGCATTCCCAACCTAATTGCGGAACATAATTGATTAAATCTTCATCTTGTATGCTCATTTCATATTGCAATGGGTCTACAAGTCTTGATTTCTTCTTTCGCATTGCTTCAAGTTCTCTAGCAAGTGCTTCTTCACGTTCAGCGATTACATCCTTTTCGGCTTGCATTTCAGCTTCTAATAAATCTGCTAACTCTCCACTCTCGTTGATGTTGTCTGTCATCTTCTTAGCAACATCTGGTGTCTTACAAATGATATTTGCTGGTCTGCACAAATCTAATCTGTCTGTCAGCCATAGGAAGTCCAATACAAGCAACTCTTTTTTACCAGGATATAATCTTGTTCCCCTACCGATTGCTTGCGAGTATAAACTTCTAACCTTTGTAGGTCTTAACATGATTACGCAATCAATGGATGGTTCATCAAAGCCTTCGGTCCAAAGCATAGAGTTACAAATTACATCATATTCACCCTTAGCAAACTTTTCTTTTGTCTCTTCTCTATCTTCACTTTGTCCATTGACTTCATGTGCCTTGAAACCACGTTGTATTAGTAACTGTGTAAACTTCTTGCTAGTTGCTATAAGTGGTAAGAATACAAGGGTTTTTCTTCCCTTGCAGTATTCCATCATCTTGTCAGCAATCTGGTCTAAATAAGGGTCTAATGCAGTTCCTACGCTACTTGCACTGTAATCACCGGCTTGCACTTCAATTCCCTTTAAATCAATTTCTAATGGAATTGTTTGTACCATGATTTTTGACAAGTACCCTTTACGTATGGCAGTTGCTAATGAGTATTCATAGGCAACTGATTCAAACACTTCTCCAAGTTTTCTGTTATCTGCTCTATCAGCAGTTGCGGTAACTCCAAGTATCTTTGCTTTATCAAAGTGTTTAATGATTGCTTGATAACCACCAGTAACACTGTGATGTGCTTCATCAATAACGATGGTGTCAAAATAATCGTTATTGAATTGTGATAAACGTTTTTCTTGTTGTAATGTCTGAACACTTGCAACTACCACTCGATTCCATGTTCCTATACATGTACTTTGTGCTTTTTCTAGTGATGTTTGTAAGCCTGTTGTTTTTTGCAGCTTATCACTCGCTTGATCCAGTAACTCACTTCTATGTGCAAGCACTAATACACGTTCACCATTTTCAACGCAACGTTCTATCACTTTTGAGAAAACAATAGTTTTTCCATATTAGCCACACCCTGTTGGCAGTACCAACAAGGTGTGTTTGATTCCTTTCTCCCATTCGCTAAATATGGATTCTACTGCTTCTTCCTGATAATCTCTTAACTTGATTTCAGACATTAATACCAACTAGATTTTGCTTGAGTGGTTTCTTCTTCCTTTGGAAGGAACTTATCAATCTGCATATAACCCTTTTCATTATGTTTAAGGGCCAATTTACCAGTCTTGCCAATAACGTTCCAATCCATCTTTAATGATTCGCCCTTCTTCATTACGCCGATACTTCTAAAGAAGTTGCATAGTAAGCCTTTAGTGCGTGTATGTAAGATAAGTAATGAATTTAACTTAACTGTTTGGTCGCTATTAGAATCTTTTACTTCTACGAATACTTTTACTTGTGGACATTGTTCTTTAATTTTGCTATCTGGTTTAGGTTCATAATGTCCACGCTCTAACTCAACAACCTTGTAATCGTAAGTTCCGTCCGGTAAATCAAGGTATGTTTCTTCAATTTCACTGTTCCAATCTAATGCACCTTCGTATGTGTTTGTTGTATTTAATTCGCTCATTTTTTCTTTTCCTATTTTCTATTTTTAATATGGCAATTCTCTTTGAGTTTTGATGTAGTTTAGTGGTTCATTCCACTTTGTTGTTAAGAAATCGAAGTAACCATCTGGATAATTTTCTAATGGTGTATTTCTTGTAACGATTCCTTTTGATACTGTAAAGTCCATGATTTCCGATGGCTTAACGTTGTCAGCCTTCATCAAATCAACCAATGCTTTTGGTAGTAGAGATAGTTGTTTTAATTCATCTTCTGTATATCCTGTTGGTTGATAAATTGTTTCCACGTTCAACTCTGCAGCTTTAGGCTCAATGGCAACCTTATCTTCACTAATTGGTTTCAAATTGACTTCAACCGGTTGTTCATTCTTTTGTTCTGCCTTGCTACCTTGTACTTGATTCATCTTGAAGATGTGTTCAATCGACTTAAAGTCTAGTGGTAGTTCATTGTCTAAACCGAATCGGTTTTTAGCGTCATAAGCCGGTGAATGTGTTGTGTACATGCAACGTTCACCGCCATAGCCATGTTTCTTCTTATCCTTGTTTTCAATTACCTGTACTTTGTAATTGCAGAACAGAATCATGTCGGCCCATTCCTTTAAGAATGACGCAGTACGTTGTGTTGTTTTTGCACCGAGTTTTAACTCGTAGCGAGTGTAACTTCCATCGCCTAATGGACTGTCGAAGTTCTTTGTTTTTGCATGTGCAAGAATTGTAATGTTGATACCTTTATTAACTAGGTCTTGGAAGAAGTTAAGCAGCTTTCCTACTCGTTCATCCAACTCCGCATAACCTGCACCATATCCAAAATCTTCTAATGATTGTTTGTTACTCTTTGTGCATAATTCGTCAGCAATCATCTGCTCAACCTTATCGAATGTATCAATAACAATCGTTTGATATTCGCCGCTTGTTGCAATGTCGTTACATTCATCAACTAGCATTGCAATACTCGTAGGCGTTGGATAACGTTCAACAAAGTTGTACTTATCTGTACTACCTTCCGTATCTAAGAAAACTGCTTTAGGAAACTTACTTGCCAGTGTAGATTTGCCTACACCTTCCACACCATAAATAAGTGTCTTAATTCCTTTTCCAAATTGAATACCTTTACTCACTGTATATTTACCCATTAAAACCACTCCTTCTTATTTGCTTCTGCTGGTTTCTCGAATGTTTCAGCAGTTTTGTTGCCTTCTTTATCAACTGAATATCCATCTTCGATGAAGATTGAACATTCATCGCCAGTTGATACACGTGTTGCAATTGCTTGTAGGTCATTATCCTGTAACCACTTGCCAAACTCGTTCATTGTGTCGATGTCCATTTGTTCTAACTTGTCCAGTAAGACAAAGCCACATTTCGGATTGGTCTTACGTACAATGGCAGTTGCAACTTTAAGTTGGTCTGAACCGGACATGTTATCCCACTTTTGCCCTTTGTAAATGAGTTCTCCATCTTGTACTGATAAATCTTCCAATGGCATTTCAACTCCATTCAGAAGTTCCATACGTGCCTTGCGTACTTCTTCAATCTGTGTTGTTAAATCCCCATATTGACGCTTGTACTCGTCAGCTTCTTCTTGTGCACGTTGCTTGTTTAGGTTGTCACGAACCTTCGCATTGGTTGAATCGATATTCGCAATGCTTTCTTCAAGTTCTGCAGTTGATTCATCTTGCAAGTCTTTGGCGTTTGTATTTGCGATTGACAACTTCTCCATTAACTCTGCAAATTGTTCATGCATTGCATTCAAGGCCTTTTGTGCTTCTTCAATACGTTGCTCTAGCAATATTTTTTGTTCTTCAAGGTACTTTACTTGATTACGTAGGTCTTGGTTTCTTCCATTTCTTGCCAAGATTTCTTGTTGTTGCTGGATAAGTTCAGCAGCACTTACGATATCTTCTGGAACTCCATCCCATTGCACCATTTCATCGGCGTACTTCTTCTTTTGGTCTGCGATACGTCCGATTTCTGTTCTTCGGTTGTATAACTCTGATTCTTGTTTATCGAATGCAGATAACTTGTCTCCTACACCGATAATCTGTAATAGAATTTTTGCTTTAGTATTTTTATCGGCTTCCATGAACTTTGGTAAGTCCAATGCAAATTGAGAAATGAAACCATCAAGTAATGATTGATTCCCTTTTTGCCCGCTAGGATCTGTAACCTTTAATGTTCCATTCTTGCCTAAACGCTCAACCACCATTCCATTTGACAATTCAATATGTAGTTGTGGTTCAACTAAACTTCCTTCACGTTGTGCTTGTGATGGCTTGTATTTTGCACCACCTAAAGCCCACGCAATAGCGTCTAGCACGCTTGTCTTACCTTGGTTGTTCTTTCCACCGACTACAGTTAAACCATTTACTGTAGGCTCTAATTTGACTGCTTTAACACGCTTTACATTCTCTAGTTCGAGACTGTTGATTTTGATTGATTCTTGCTTATCTGCGTGCATAGCTGCGTCCATAAATAATGTGTCTTGTTCACTCATTTGTTTCTTCTTCCTTTTCAATGTGCATTTCATTTGCAAGTGTAATGATTGCTTGCATGAATTGTTCCTTTGGAATTGTTACTGTTGTATATCCTTCACTTGTAGAGCCAAGTGTAATCAAGAACTGATTACTAACTTGGTTGGATATAATTAAGTTCTTATTGTTGTTACAACGGAATGTAACTGCCAGTCCTTTTAGTTTGTTCATGATTGTTTTTCCTTTCTTACTTCAATTCCTGTAATTTTTTTGAAGATATCTGCGTTAAAATTAGGCAGACCCATAACGATGTTCTTTTTCATCTGTGGCAAATTGTTCCACCATTTTTGCGGTGAGTTCTTAGGCACTTCAACTTTTAAATATCCACCGGTCGTCTTATAAGATGGATTTTCTTTTTTCTCTTTATCAGACATGTAACATTCGGATATCCACTCAACGAAATTGTGTGGGCAGTAGCTCATAATGAATTTTGCGTCACTTATTCGCCAATCCGCTAAAGTCATATTAGATGGCTTGTTGAACATAAAGATTTTTGGTTCTTCTTCATCTGTATTGAATATCCCTGTTGAGAAGTTAGAAATGTTCCAATCTCCCACGTTGTTATCTCCGTAATTGAAATTTCCTGTGTTTCTATCACCGATATTGCAATATCCAGTATTATGAGTTCCGGTGTTGTAACTGCCAGTATTTCTATTTCCCCTGTTGTGTATTCCTGTGTTTTCGTCGCCAATGTTGCAACTTCCGGAATTGAATCTTCCGTTGTTATGGTGACCTGTGTTTCCGCCGTCTACATTTGAATTGCCAACGTTGCCGTTTCCATCATTGTTGTCACCGATATTTGCGTAGCCGTTGTTATTTACACCTGTGTTTACAAGTTTCAGCACTTCTTTCCAAGATAGTTCACGAACGATTTTTATTTTATTCGTGCAGTATTTTTTATTATCGTTGGTGTCAATTTCACCATACGCTTCGATTTCGGCCACCTTGTTTTTGGAATTGAAAGTGTAATAATTGAAGCACTCTGCTAAATTTATGCAGAAATGGAAACCTGTACAACAACATACAGGGAGTTCATCCATTTCATAACTCATTCCAACTTTGTATTGAAAATCTAAACATGTCCAATACGGATTGAAAACTTTGTATCCTTTCATCGTTTTCCTTCTCCTATAAATCGATTCCCACAATGTGCAGGAACACTGTTACAAACATGTATGCGTACATACCGAATAATGCGACTTTGAATAAGTTGCTACTAAGACTTGAGGTTTCCATTGTTTTTTTCCTTCTCTAATGCTTTCTTTAGCATTTCGCTTAACCCGTTAGAATTTTCTTTGTGTTCTTCTTCGGAAATTACGTCTACTGCGATTGCAGTCATCATAGCGACTTGCATAGATTCGTTATTCTTTATGCAATCAAGTAAAGCGTTTAACTCTCTAGCAATGTCTCCACCATTACCAGTGATTGATACTTCTACATGGTCGCCTTTTGCGTTTAATCTAATCATTTTGTTTTTCTCTCTTTCTGTGTGTTAGAATAAGAGTGATGATTTTAGGTTCATCACTAAAGCACTCTATCTTTGGTCGGATGGTGCTTTTTTCTTTTTCCATTCTTCAAATTGTTTCTTGTACTCTGGATTCTTTTTCATTTCAGTTATCGCTTTGAGTGCAAGATAGTTGAGTGAATCAATGTCTGCTTGTTTAATTTCTTCGATGTTTTACCACTTTCCTTTCTATTTGCTACAGTTAAATCGTAGCAAATTGCCAAATAAAAACTATTTCTGTGGTGGACACAACATTTCGGGTGGTAAATTGTACAACTCTGCCATCGCATAATGCTTGTCCCAATCAGGAATAGTCTTACCTGTTTCGTAGTTTGCGAGCGTGAATACACTGATGTTTAGTTGTTTTGCTGCTGATTCTCTACTTAGTTCTGCGTTGGTTCTGGCCGCCATGTAAGAGATTCTTACATCTTTTTCTGACATCTATTCAGTTCTCCTTTCTGTTTGTAACTACACATTACTCCATTTTAATCGTAGTGTCAACAGTTAAATTGTAATAAATTACTATTTTATTTGAATTTATTGCAATTTACTTGTAATATGTAGGCAGGGAGATTTAAAAAATATGAAAACTAATGCAAGAGAAATCTTTACAGAGAATCTAAAACACTACATGAACATCAAACAAAAATCTCAATCCGACATATCTAAAGCATTAGACATTCCACTATCCACTGTTTCTAGTTGGTACAATGGTGCTTCTTATCCTAGAGTTGATAAAATGCAAGCATTGGCAGATTACTTCAATATCAGCATGCGTAACTTAACGGACGAACAAAACAACAATTTATTACCATCGAATATTATCAACATCCCTTTATATAAACCAGGTGAAACTATACTGGATCTATTCCGACAACATAGAGAATATTCCCATTGTGCATTACCTATGGATAAACTCAATCCAAGTAGAGAATACTTTGGAACGATTGCACGCTTTGATAACAATATAGACGTAGGAATACGAAAAGATGATTATTTAATCTTTGAAAAAACAGATACCCTGAAAAATGGACAATTAGGATGTTATGTTTATAATGATTATTTCTATATCGGAAGATATTACCAATACGGGCAAGATATTATCGTTGTATTTGCAAGTGAGAAGTATCAACCTATATACGCAAACGAGATTAGCCATTTCCAAGTATTAGGCAGATTATGTACGGTTATTACAAGTTATAGTGATGATTAAGGAGTGAATTATGAAAGATCTTATGCCGGCAGTTATATATGCACGATTTTCTTCATCTGGACAACGTGAAGAATCTATTACAGGGCAATTAAGAGATTGCAAGCGATATGCAGAAAACCACGGATTTGAAATAATAAACAAATATATCGATGAAGCGAAAACGGGTACATCCGACAATCGACCATCATTCCAGAAGATGATTAAAGATAGTGAAAGCAAACGTTTCAATGCTATCATCGTATGGAAGTTGGATAGATTTGCTCGTAACAGATATGATAGTGCGATATATCGTGCACGCTTGAAGAAGAATGGTGTCAAGATATACAGTGCTATGGAAAACATATCCGATAGTGCAGAAGGTATTATCATGGAAGGCTTGATGGAAAGTATGGCGGAATACTACAGTGCCAACTTATCTGAAAACGTCAAACGTGGTAATCGAGAAAGTGCTTTGCAGCTAAAAACACTTGGAAGAAAAATCTTCGGATACGGAAGAAGCGAAGATGACCACTATATTATCAACGAAACCGAAGCCACAGTAGTGCGTAGGATATTCAATGAATATACCAGTGGCAAATCAATCCAAGATATCATAAAAGACTTAAATAATGATGGTATCTTGAATAGCAGAAACAATCCGTGGAATAAGAGTTCATTAAAAAATATCATTGGCAACGATAAGTACATAGGCACATACAGATTCATGGACTACGTTGTACCGGATGGAATACCAGCCATTATTAGTAAAGAAATGTTTTCGGTTGCTCAAGAAATTAAAGATAGACATAAGAAATCACCTGCACGATCACGTGAAGCACGTTATCTTTTGACTGGCAAATTATTCTGTGGACATTGTGGAAGCCCTATGACCGGTGAATATGGGATAAGCAAGACTGGAAAGAAATATCATTATTACCGATGTATCGAAGCCAATAAGCACAAGTGCGATAAAAAACGTGCTAAAAAAGATTGGATAGAAAATGTAGTTGTTGCAGAACTGTTAAACCAACTTAATGATTTAACATACATCGACCAACTTGCAGACCGATTCATGGAATATCAGAAAAAACAACAAAGTGACGATTCAGAGTTAAAAGTATTACAAGATAGATTGCATGGTGTAAACAAGTCTCTAAGCAATATGGTAAAGGCTATTGAAATGGGAATCATCACTCCAACCACGCAAACACGTATGGAAGAATTAGAAGAACAGAAACAACAACTCCATACTTCCATTGAGCAACTTAAATTTTCCAAGCCACCTATGATAGAACGGGATGAATTTCTATTTTGGATAGATACCCTAAAACAAGATACTGGCAACTACGATTTTAAAGAAAAACTGATTGATATATTTCTCAATGCAGTTTACTTATATGACGATGGATATATCGATATAGGTACTAATTTAATTAAAGGCACAAAGCGTATTGATAGTTCGACTTTAGAACAGTTGTGCCTGCTGCTTACAGTAGATATAAGTCATGCATACACGCATGACTTTTTATTATAT